CCTATTTTAATAAGAAATAGGAAAGAGAGACTTTGGTTAGAAGAATTCAATAATTTATTTCAAGAAGTTGATCGACTCCCTGTCAAGAGGGCATATGATCCCTTAGATATAATCAGTAGAATGGATAAATTATACTCACAAGGAAATTTACTTTGTTCTCAAGGGATTAAATCTATTGGACCTTTAAACAGGGAATTAGGTCTAAGAAGGTCACAATTTGTCAAAGAGAATAATGTTTGTGCGTATAGATCTCCTCCCTTCTCAATATTATTATATGGGAGGCCAGGCATAGGAAAATCGACGATGCTTGGAATGCTTGGGAGCTATTACCATTTAGCAATGACAACTCCAGATGAATTTGGTGACATCTTAATGCCAGACCTAACGTGGAATTTTAATGAAAATTCATATACACGAACTCCTGATGAGGAGTATTGGTCTGGATTTAAAGGTGCCAAACAATGGTATGTTATTTTGGATGATCTGGCGCGAGAGCGGAAAAACCAAATCATTCAAGGTAACTCTCTTTCATTAAAAGAAATTATAACTATTGTTAACTCCGTTGGAATAGCAACTAACCAGGCTAGTTTAGAAGATAAAGGATGTATCCCTCTATTACCTAAATTAGTGGTCGCTACTACTAATCAGAAGGATTTGCATGCTCATCTAGCAGTGAATGAACCTGGTGCTATTCTGCGTCGATTTCCTTTTGTCATCGAACCCATTGTTAAACCAGAATTTCTCGACAATGATGGACAAATTTGCACTGAAGGGACGAATCATAACATCTGGACTTTTAAAGTTGAGAAGGTTGTTCGTCGTGAGACAGAATACGTATATGAACCAGTTCTTTCTGAAGATGGTGAATTGTATATGGAGGGGAGTGAATTTGCAAATTTTATTTGCCTCCAGATGCAACGTTTTGTACGGAAACAACGTAAAAATGAATTGAATATCAATAGTGATATTCAAAAATGTTCTCATGGTATAGTTAGACCGTATTTTCCATGCCATCAGTGTGATGAAGAAGAAGATGAAATTGTTGAATTTCAAGCACAGGCTGGGATTCCTGACTTTATTGAAACGAGTTGTGGATTACTAATGTGGTCTTGGATCCTTTTTATGGATTATTTCTTTGGAAATTTATATTTTAAATTTTTATTTAGGAATAGTCTATTTGGTGGATACCTAGCGCATTCACCTGCATTTGCATCTATTAGAAAGAAGATAGTGTATAATAGATGGAAGCGTAGATATCTGCAATGTAGAAGGAGTATAGGATTACCTGATCAAATGTCGTCTTGGATTTCTGCCATTATATGGATCATTAGTTGTGTTGGAATTTATGGGTTTTTTAAATTAGTTAGCTCACTCATCTTTCCTAAAGACTCTTGTATAGCACAAGCCGATATTTGGCAGAAAAATGATAGTAATGAGGATTTCATTATTCCAAAAACATCCCATCCTCGTAATTCTAATGAGATTGTAACGACTCTGTCAAAATCGATGTTTCGTCTTAATGTTGAATCATCTGGTAATGGCAAAGTTGAATCAGTTTATTGCCTCTGTCTGAAACCAGGGGTTTACTTAACTGTTAGTCATGTCTTTAGAAATGGAGATAAGTGGAAATGTGTTGCTGACTTGCTCAAAGCTTCTTATAACGCTCGATCGATTAGAGGTTTTATTCTCTCGCGAGAGCAGATAAAAGTTCTACCCAATGATTTGTGTGTTTTTTCAACCCGTAACATTCCGCCACGTAAACCAATTTACAAGTTCTTACCTGATAAGATAGATAAAGCTGGTCGTATAGGTCATCAAATTTTATGGGCTGATATGCGCTCAATCCTAGTAGAGGTTAGTACAACCTCTTATGGGTATAGCTCTTATCGGACTGTCGATGGACAGGAATTTAGAGGGAATTTTATGCATGGATACCGTAAAGAAGGTTCGCCTTGCAGCGGAGATTGTGGATCCCCTTTTATAAGTTCTTCTCCTTTTGGAGATTTTATTTCAGGTATCCATGTTGCGGGACAACCACTTAGTTCCAGTGTTGTGTTTTCTCAAATTAGTAAGGAAATTCTTGGTGATTTAGAAGATATTGCGCTGAGTGGTTGTGGCACCTTTGATTCAATAAACAAAGGTACTTCCTCATCAGGTCCTTTAAATACTCCTAATCGTAAGGGAATTCATCATTGGATCACAGCACCCTCATGTGAAGTGTTAGGCTCTTATACTGGAAGACATTCTCCTTCTTCAAAAGTTGCCTATACTCAAATTTGTGAAAGTGTTAAAAATGCTTTTAATTTTAAGTGTGAGTTTGGTAAACCCCTGATGCAGCCCCGATTAACTTCGGAAGGAGTTTGGGTTAATCCATTTACAATAGCCACTAATCAGCAAGCCAATATTTCAACTCATTTTGAAGAGCCTCTTGTACAATTGTGCAAGAAGCATTATCTTTCTCATGTTGGACAAGTTGACTTGAATTTTTCTGTTGTTTCAGAGGAAGTTGCAATAAATGGATTACCAGGAGTCGATTTTATTAATCGCTTGCCTATGAGTACTTCTGGAGGTTTTTTCTTTCCCGGTCCTAAGAAAAATTATTTTTCTATTAGTCAGGAGGAACCATTTAGGATTTATATCCCAAATGATGAAGTGAGGCTGAGGATTGATGAAATAAAAAGGGCATATATTTTAGGTAGGAGATTTAATATTTTATTTCAGGGTACTTTAAAGGACGAACCAACTAAATTCAAAAAGATACTATCAGGCAAAACACGAGTGTTTACAGCTTGTGATGTAGCTTTTAGTATTGTTGTACGTCAACAGTATCTAGGAATAACAAAATTTATTATGGAGAATAATTTCCGAACAGAATGTGCTGTAGGAATGAATTGTTATTCTGATATTTGGCAAGAACTTCATTTCTACCTTACTGCATTTGGGGAAGATAGGATAATAGCTGGAGATTATTCTGCATTTGATAAGAATATGCCAGCAATATTTATCCTTGCAGCATTTGATATTTTAGATGAATGGATATCCAGAGTTGATCCTTCTCCTGAAAATAAGTTGATACGACGTGGAATTGCTACTGATATAGCTTTTCCCATCGTCAACATGAATGGAGATGTCTTTCAATTCTATGGAGGCAATTCATCTGGGCATCCTTTGACCGTGATTGTAAATTCACTTGTTAATAGTCTATATATGAGATATGCTTATGTCATGTTGGGTCTTCCGTTAGAGAATTTCTCTAAGGAAGTCAGACTTATGACATTGGGTGATGATAATATAATGGGATCTCTTAATCCCGTTTTTAATCACACTTCAATATCAAATATATTGGCTAAGCATGGCGTGCCATATACTATGGCCGATAAGGATTCAATTAGTGTGCCCTTTATTAATATCAAAGATGCCGATTTTCTAAAACGATCATTTCGACATGTTTCCGGCAAGATTAGAGCACCCTTGTTAGAAGTGAGTATACTAAAGTCATTATGTGTATTTTTGCCGAAGGGCAATATTTCAGAAGAAGAGCAGATTGCGCAAAGCAGTCTTGCTGCTATTATGGAGATGGTGCTCCATGGTAGTGAGAAACATAAGATTTTTTATGACTCATTAGTTAGAATTCTAGAACCTTTCCCTGATATCAAGCGATTTTTACATCCACGTTTTCACTTTACATATGAACAGTGGATAGAATGGTTTGATGACTTGGAAAATAATTTGGTCGATACGGACTCGTCTGAGGAGGAGTAGGGCGTATACGGTTCCTATAACCTCCGGCAGATCCGCGACCTCTTACTGTAAGATATACAGGAACCCCAGAGAGAGGGAATCTCTCCCGATGGGTACTCGGAAGAACACCCTTTCCGTAAAGACTTTCGGAAATATTTTAAGCATAAGGCTTTTGTGTCTATATTATAGTAATATGGATTGTTTAGCATTTACGAGTTCTGTCTCTCTAAAAGACAAAAGTTTTTCTCAAACTGTAAAAAGAGACTTATTTGATTTGGTAGCACAATCATCTCAGGCACCTACTGTGCAGACCGTCGAATCGGCGAATACAATGCACATGAAGGTAATTAAGGATGAAGGTGATCACCAAGTCAGTGATGAAGGCTTCTCTCCTAATGCTGGAATTGAAGAATTTCTAAGCAGACCAGTAAAGATTCAAACATTTACTTGGACTGTTGCGGGTTTTTTAGAACAAGTATTCTACCCGTGGAACGATTTTCTTTCAAATGCAGCAGTACAGAAGAAGCTTGATAATTATCATCTTTTAAAAGGTAATATGATGTTAACTTTTTACGTCAATGGTACTCCATTTCACGTAGGTATGTTAATAGCATCTTATCGTTATTTGGAAGATGATAATATTTTAGTTACATCTGGGGGTGATACCCAGATTGTATCTTGTTCTCAAAGACCTCATATTAAGCTTAATGTAGCAACTAATAAGAGTGGATGTTTGTGTGTACCTTTTTATTATCCACATAACTACCTCTCTTTGAATAATGCTACTTTTGCTTCAGCAGATATTGGACAGGTTCGTTTATCATCATTTGCCAATTTAGCTCAGGTTAATAGTGGTACTGATAGTGTCACTATTACTGTTTATGCTCAATTAACAGATGTTAAATTAACCGCTCCTACTGTTGGCAATGTTGCGCTCTCTGGAGAGGGCTCTTTGCACGGTCTTTTTGAGCTGCAAGCCCAATCGGCTGTCAATAAAAAGGACGAATATGAAGAAACGGGAGTTATTTCTGGTCCTGCTAGTACTGTAGCTCAGTACGCAGGTTACTTAACTGATGCTCCTGTCATTGGTCCTTTTGCTTTGGCAACCCAGATTGGGGCAAATGCCATTGGAGGTATAGCTCGTCTGTTTGGTTATTCACGACCAGTTAATTTGGACGATATGTCTCCCATGAGGCCACATGCAGTTTCGCATTTAGCATTGACAGAAGGTGCTGATGCTTCTCAGAAACTGTCTCTTACTGGAAAGCAAGAAATCTCAATCGATCCTCGCTTGGTTGGTTTACCTCCTGTTGATGAAATGGACCTCAAGTATTTAACCCAAAAAGAGACTTACTTGACCCAATTTACATGGGACCCAGCTGATACCGTAGGAACAACACTATTTTCATGTGATGTAGATCCTATGGCTGAAAGGCGAACTTCCGTATCTGGGGGCACCCAAATTATTCCCACCGCTCTCTCATTCATTTCACGAACATTTTCTCAGTGGTGTGGATCACTGAAGTATCGTTTTGAGTTTATTACTTCAAACTTTCACCGAGGTCGAATTGCAATCATTTATGATCCAGTAGGAAATATTGGTACAACTGATATTTATAACTTAACATACAATACAATCATTGATCTTGAGGAAGGTCGAGATTTTACAGTCACTTTTAAATGGCAGCAAGATCGTGTATGGTTGGAACTTGATACTGATGGAACTAGTACTCGTACTTTCTATACCGAAACCGCCCCTCAAACACGCTCTGTCAATCGTGATTTTGCGAATGGTGTATTCTATGTGCAAGTGGTTAATGAGTTGGTTGTGCCTGACGGATCCACTCCTATTACTGGAGTGGTTTCCATTAGTGCTGGTGATGATTTTATGTTACAGAATCCAGGTACTGGGATTTCCAATATATCCCATTTTGCGCCTATTGCTCAGTCTGGAGCAGGTGATTTATTCAACCTATTCCAACTTGAGGCTCAGGCTTCTGCAACTGAAATCACTCCTATGCACGAGAACTCTCCTGATCCAGATTCTGAGGAAGATACCATTGAGGTAACGGTTAATGCAGTTTCATATGTATTGGAACGTCCTCTGGTATGTTATGGTGAGGTTCCCACTCATATGCGGCAAATCCTTAAAAGATTTACTTTAGCCAGAATGATTGGGACTAATGGATTGAGCGGTAACCAGAGAGTTAATTTTAACCTTAAAGCTATGGCCCTACCAGTTGGTTGGGATCCTAACGGTGTTGATAATGCGCTAACGGGCGCAGGGAATGCACAGTATAACTTTATGGGGTCTACTTTAATTAACTATCTCAAGATGGGTTACACGGGTTGGCGAGGTTCTGTCCGTTGGAAATTCATTCCAAACGGAGCAACAACTAGTTCAATGTCTGTACAGCGACAAACAGGTATCACTAATACTGCATTAGCAGTAAATTATAGACCTGCTGTTGGAGGATCTTGGTCAGTTGCTGGCAACGTACAACAAAAAGCTGCTAATGCTATTAGCAATCAAACAACGACGATTGTTGGATGTGCCATGACTGCCTGCCGGACTCAGTCTGGACTGGAAGTTGAAATCCCATACCAGTTACCTGTGAGATTTTCAAAGACTCATGGTACCTGGTATACTGGGAACAATAATATAGCTAACGTCTACGCAGGTGGACCTGCTTTTAACATGATTCTATGGTCTTCTGATTTAGATGAAGAAATAATTTCTTGTTATACAGCCGCTGGCGAAGATTTTAGCTTACATGGATATTATAGCCCCGGAGTAATGTATCATAACACTACTCCGACGGCTAATCCAATTTAGTCGATCGGTGCAATCGACGTACGTCAGAGGAAAGGCGTACAGGTCTCATTATGGCAATCTTGCGAGTTTTCAAATCAGTTCATAGAACTGGTGGAGTTTTTATCACAAGTTTTAATATAATGCGATAGCATATTTGCAAAA